GATCTCGTTGGATTTTGTCCGGAGGATTTAAGAATGACGGCTGGTGGAGATTGAGTTCTCTGCTGGCCGTTTATTTTTTTGTTCAAAAATCGGAATGGCAAGTGTTCAGGGAACTTTAAGAAGTAGCAAAGACGAAGGAGGTTCCCTTATGACGTTAGAAGAAATGAAAGCCGTGGATGTAAGAACGGTCAGCAGGGATGAGCTGGTTGATATCCATGATGTGCATATCGACAGAACGCTGCCTAAGGTCGAGAGAATAAAGGATTTTATCCGGCAGATTAAGAATCCGTATGTGTTTAAGTGCGGGAATGTTGTAGTAAAGATGGAGTTTGCTGACACAGACCTGACGCTGGAGGATTGCATGGAGCATTACCTGAGGAACAGGTAGAAGTGGTCATATTTTTTATGTCGTGGAATTCGCTGAACAGGAGTGATACGATAGGCTCAGGTCGAAACAAAATATCACTAAGCTGAAAAGCCTGATGGTTGGATTTCTGACTGAGCAAGATCAGTCGAAAGGAGCTATCAGGCTATGAGTGTTTTATCGAAAGAATATAATGCGTGTATCTATGCGCGACTGTCGCGTGATGACGGCGATAAGCTGGAAAGCGACAGTATTATCAATCAGAAAGCCCTGATAAGGGACTTCATATCTAAGCATCCGGAGATCCATGTGGTTTCGGAGAAGACCGATGATGGATACTCCGGTGTCAATTTTGACCGACCGGCATTTCAGGAAATGATGGAAGATATCCGTTCCGGGAAGATTAACTGCGTGGTGGTCAAAGACTTATCCCGATTTGGAAGAAACTATATTGAGGCTGGTAACTACATTGAGCGTGTATTCCCCTTCATGGGTGTTCGTTTCATTGCTATCAATGACAGCTATGACAGCCTTGATCGGAACCAATCCGATTCGCTGATTATCCCCTTCAAGAATCTGATCAACGATGCCTACTGCAAGGATATTTCTGTGAAGATCCGCAGCCAGTTGGAAATTAAGAGGAAGAAGGGGCAGTTTATTGGAGCTTTTGCCGTGTATGGATATCTGAAGGATCCGGAAGACCACAATAAGCTGATTCCTGATACATATGCATCTGAGGTTGTGAGAGCAATCTATAAGTGGAAGCTGGAAGGCATGAGCCAGGGACGGATTGCGGAAAAGCTGAATCTGCAGGGTGTGCTTTGCCCTATGGAATATAAGCTGTCTATGGGCATCAAAGTCCAGACGAACTTTAAGGTGCGAAAGCAGGCATTGTGGTCTCCGAGATCGGTGACGCGGATACTGACAAACGAGATATATACTGGTGCTTTGATACAGGGTAAAACCAGTACGCCTAATTATAAGGTGAAGAAGATTGTTGCGAAAGATGAGGCGGAGTGGATTCGGGTTGAGGATGCGCATGAGGCGATCATTGACCGGAGAACATTTGATGATGTGCAGCGGATCCTTCAAAAGGATATTCGTTCTGCTCCGGATGAAGAAGTGGTGTATCCGTTTTCGGGATATCTGAAATGTGGTGATTGTGGTCAAAACATGGTGAGGAAGACTTATACCGCAGGGGATAAGCGTTACACCTATTACATCTGCTCTACAAGGAAAGCGGGAAAAGGCTGCAGCACTCATCAGATTACAGGTGATGAATTGCAGGATGCGGTGCTTCAGGGAATACGCAGCAGAGTGGCCAGTGTTATTGAGATGGAAGAACTACTGAAGATCATTGAGTCCCTGCCGGAGACACAGAGAAATGTTTTCAACTATGATGCTCAGATTGTGAAGCTGAAGGAGGATATCGAGAGGAACCGCAGCTTCAAGATGAAACTGTATGAAAACCTGCAGGAAGGCATGATCGGCCAGGAAGAATACTTCCTTTTCAAGAAAAGCTACGAAGCAAAGATTCAGTCTGCGGAGGCAGCAATAAGAGCTGTTGAGCAGGAACGGCAGCAGGCAATTGAACATAACCGTGAAAGCTATGCCTGGATTGATGTCTTTAAGAAGTATCAGAACATTACAAGCATTGAGCGCAAGACCATCGTGGAACTGATCGAGGAAGTCATAGTCCATGAGGACAAGAAGATAAGTATCCGCTTCAGATATGGTGATCAGTATACAAAACTGGCGGAGCTGCTGGGCAATTACTCCGATATGACAGCAGAATAGGAGGCAATCAATGGCAAGAAAAAGCAGAAAAAATGTCAATCAGAAGGTAGATACAACGATCGTGACAGCCTCTTATACCATGACCGGAATCTATGTGAGGCTGTCTATTGAAAACAGTGGTAAAGATGACGACGGGGATTCTATAGATAATCAGATAAGTATTTGCAAAGAATATGTGGAAGAGCATCCGGATCTGAAGCTCTTTGACGTATATGAGGATAACGGCAAGAAGGGCACCAACTTTGACAGGCCTGAGTTCAAACGACTGATGGACGATGTACGTGCTGGAAAGGTGAAGTGCGTTTTGGTGAAAGATCTGTCGAGATTTGGGCGTGACTATATCGAGACAGGTGAATATCTGGAAAAGATATTTCCGTTCCTTGGCATTCGGTTTATTTCCATCACGGACGGCTATGACAGCCTGACTTCCGGTGATGCGGAAGGTGCACTGATGATACCGTTGAAGAATATGATCAACGATGTGTATGCAAAAGATATTTCCAGAAAAATCATTACCAGCTTCAGAGCAAGACAGGAGAAGGGAGAGTATCTTCCGGCATTTCCTCCGTATGGGTATGTGAAATCTAAGACCAGAGCATACAGATATGAGGTAGATGAAGCGGTTGCTCCGTATGTGAAAATGATCTTTGAGTGGAAGGCAGCAGGCGTGTCTCATAGCGAAATTTGCAAGCGGCTGAACGATATGGGAGCTGTTACGCCGGCAAAGCGAAAGGTAGAGCTGGGTATCTGGCATGCAGAAAAGTATAAGCACACAATCTGGCACGGCAGAACAATCATCGATATTCTGAAGAATGCCACCTATACCGGAACATTGGTATACGGGAAGATGCCGAAATCTTTATATCAGGGGATAAAGTGTCACAGGGCAAAGCCGGATGAATGGAGATGCATCCCTGATGCCCATGAGGCCATTGTTAGCCAGGAACTGTTTGATAAGGTTCAAGCGATCTTTGAGGAACGATCTGAGCGGATGCAGAAGAAGTGGGCAGAATCCAAGCAGGTAAGGGACAATATTGTGAATCTGTTTGTAAAGAGAATCTACTGTGGGGACTGCGGGAAACGGATGCGTTTCGTGAAGGGAAACAACGCCTTAAAAGATAAGAATTTCTACTACACGAACTACGTTTGCGGAGGTTACTTAGACAGCGGGTACCGGAACTGCAGCAGACATGGAATCCGGTATCAGGATGTGGTGGATGCTGTATTTGCCGCAATGCAGGTACAGATGGAGTGCGCACTTAATCAGGAGAAGATGTTGCAGAAGCTTCGTGGAACGGCAAAAGAGCGTAGCCTGATCGATCAGTATGTTGCGAGGGTCAATTATCTGACGCAGGAGCTGAAGAAGATCAATTCACGCAGGGAGGGATTGTTTGAGAGCTTTGCAGAAGGAATACTGGATGAGGCAGATTACCAGTACGCAAAGAAATCCTATGATGAAGGATATGATCGTCTGGAAAAACAGCTTTCAGAAGCGAAGCAGAGGAAGAAGGAGCTGGATGGTGTGCTGACAGCGAATAATGAATGGCTTCAGGCTATGCACGAGGTCCAGGGATCCTCAGAGTTGGATCAGGGCTTGGTTAATGCTCTTGTTAAGAAGGTTCTGGTTTATGAGGATAACCGTGTCGAAGTAGAGTTCAAGTACAAAGAACAGAAAGAAGTATTCGACCGGATATTCATGGAACTGAAGAAGGGAGCTGTTCAGAATGGGTAAATGGGTGATAGGAAAATACATCCGGTTATCTCAGGCTGATCGGGATCTGATGGTGAAGGAAAACAAGGCTGAAAGTGAGAGTATTTCACACCAAAAAGCTTTGATCCAGAATTATATCAGTGGTGATCCTGAGCTTGCTGAATGCGAACAATATGAGTTTTTCGATGATGGATACAGTGGCACCAATTTCGAGCGGCCTTCCTTTGAGCGACTGTTGGAAAAGATTAAGAACGGTTCCATCAACTGTGTCATAGTGAAAGACTTTTCCAGATTCGGACGTGATTATATTGAGCTGGGTGACTACTTGGAACGGATTTTTCCGTTCCTGGGAGTTCGCTTCATTTCCATCAATGATCATTACGACAGTCAGGATTATAAGGGAACTACCGGCGGTCTTGATGTCGTCATGAAGAATATCGTTTATGATTACTACAGCAAGGATTTGTCTGTAAAGGTCACGACGGCGAAACGCGCTAAAATGAAGCGCGGTGAATATATTGGAGGTCATGTGCCGTATGGGCTGAAAAAGGATCCTGACGATTATCATAAGCTGGCAGTGGATCCAGAGGCAGCTGTGGTTGTCAGAGAAATCTTCGAGGCTGCGATTGACGGGATGCGCATTTCTGATATAGCCAGAATGCTGAATGAAAAAGGATATGAGACTCCGGCTCGTTACTTTCAGCGGAAGCATCCGGAGAAAAAGAAATTTGAGAATACTTCAGAGCTTGCGTGCTGGAATCACAATTCCGTCAGACGGATACTGAAGCAGGAAATGTATTATGGTGCCGTTGTTGGTCACAAACGTGAGGGCATTGGTGTTGGATGGAAGCATTCTGTAGCAGTACCAAAGGAAGAGCAGGTTATTGTTGAGAATAAGCATCCGGGGATCATAACTAAGGAAGAGTTCATCAAGGCTCAGAAAATATTCCGGGAAAAGCGGGCGACAAAGCGTGTGACAGAAAAGGATTATCCTCTGTGGAGGAAAGTCAAGTGTGGCACCTGCGGAAGGGCAATGCCTTTTAAGGATAGGATTATTCGGGGAAGACCTTACAGATATTTTGCCTGTCCTCATGCTCAGGTGCAGGTTGGGGAGAACGGCTGCAGTAAGGAATACATCCGGGAGGATGTTCTGAACGGTGTTGTCTGGGATTCCATCAAAACATTGCTGGCAGCAGCTGATGAGGCGAAGGAACAGGTGAAGCAGAAGCAACTGGAAGCCGATCAGAATAATACCAAGCTTGTAAAGAAGCTGGCAAAGCTCCAAAAGGACAGGGAGAAGTGCGATGCGGAAAGGTTTGCGAATGTGGACCAGTTTATGGCCGGCACATTAGATAAAGAGGTATATCAGAGCAGGCGTGCTGATCTGACGCGGAAGGCAGATCGACTCGACGCGGAGATCGCGGAGCTGGAAGCAAAGTATCATGAAGCTGAGGTGATACAGGATGATGGAGTGCAGAGTGCTTTGGAGACACTGGACAAGTTCTCTGACGCAACAGAACTGGATCAGGATATTGTTGGGGCACTGATCGAAAAGGTTCTAGTCTATGATCCGAGGCATGTGGAGATACGTTGGAAATTCTCAGATGAGGTTTTGAAACTGCTGCAGGGATGAATACGGAGTCGGTTGGAGAGATCTGACCGGCTTTTTTTGCGTTGAGGAAATGGCGGTTTTATGGTACAATAAGTTATCTGTTTAGTGAAACTGATTAAAAACGGACGTGGATGAATATGGTTAGAAATAATATCGAAATAGATGTGAAAGTAAAGTGCATAGAGCAGGGAACCACACAGGCGGCGGTGGCAGAACAGATTGATACCACCAAGTCCTATGTGAACCGCGTCATCAAGAAACCGAACGGAGTTGTGAATAATACGTTTGTGCAGATGATGGAAGCTCTGGGATATGACATTGAGCTGCACTATGTGAAGAGGGATGGGACCGAATGAAGCAACTGAAGGACAATGAATATGAGGAGTTTCAGCAGTACCAGCACAACAAGGTACATGGCTATATCTGGACGCCTGACACTCTGGAGCTGATCTGCAGAGGAAATGAATATGATCCTGAGAAGATCGGGAAGCAGATACTTGAAATGAAAGTAAAGCTTCAGAATGAACATATTTCGCATATGCTGAGTGATAAACGGAAGAGATATGTTATCAGAAGCCTGAGAAAGAGCGAGACAGAACTGCTGAAGGATTTCCTCTACGAAGCGATTTTTATTCCGGAAGGAGTAGAACCGCCTGCGAAGGATATAGTTGAAAAACCGGAGCTGAGAGTATATACAGATGATTTTGGCAGCCGAAAGGGCGATAACTGTCTGGTAGCTGATTTTGGCGGAAAAGTGGTCGGTGCCGTCTGG